TTTGTTTTTCTTGCGTGTCCTCTTGTTCAAGGTGTACCCTCATTCTATTTGCTATCTTGTTTCGGTACTCTTGATTTAATCTTATTCTAGTCATTAGACCTCCATTTCTTTCGTTAAGACTAGGGGACTTTCATATTTTAAAATAGAATAAGTCCTATCCTTTCTGTCATTAATTAAAACATACCCTTGCAATTTTTCAACTGCTTTTGTATGGTCGGTTGTGAAATCTTCAATATCATAACTATTGTCAATTCCCTCGTAGTGTGTTTCTCGTAGTATTAAGTACATCATTTGTGTCCTCGCTTTCTACCCTAATCCTATATTATATGGTAATATATGTCAAGCGAAAAAAAATAAAAAAAGATAAAAATAATGCTTGACTATTATCCTATAATATCTTATATATACAGCTCAGCCTCATTTGAGGATTTATCGCTGAAACAAAACTATAAATCCTAATGGGACCTACACCAGCAAAAGTAGGTAGG